AGAGCGCGAAGACCGCGAGCGAGATCGACGTGCAGGGCCTGCAAGATGTGATGAACCAGTTCACGGGCTATAACAGCCCGAGCGCGCCTTTTGTGGGCACCTGATCGAGGTCAGCGGTGTCGATATAAAAAACACCACCCGGGAGGCGCGCCTTGGTGGCCTCTTTGTACCGGGTGGGAACTTGGAGGGGTGGATTGACCATGTAGTCAATCCCCTGCCCCTTGCGCAGTTGCTGGTGCTGGAGCTGCTTCACGTCCCCCAGGCACTCCATCCCGGGGCTGGTGCCGTAGACGTCGTTCCCCGTCACCACCCAACGCGGGGCGAGCACCGGGAAGCGGTCGAACCCGGACTCGGACAGAAAGGTGTCGCCGCCGTCTTTCCCGGGCTCGAAGTAGATCGACGCGAAGGGCTTGTTCTTGCCGTCTCGCTTGGCGTAGTCGCGCTCTCGTCGGGGCTCGACGACGTGCAGCACGTCCACCCAGGCGTCGTAGTTGCACTGGGTGTAGAGGCTTTTCACCGTGAGCGAGCAGTTCTCGAGCCCGAACTGACTGACCATCTGCCCGACCGTCATCTGGAACTCGCGCACCAGCGTGTCCACCTCGCCCCGGTCGTTGGTGGCGATCGCGTACTCGCCGATCGTGAGGGGGTGGTGGTGGATCACGTTCTCGAAATCCGGCAGCACGACGGAGGCTGCGGTGCCAAAGAGCCCCAGCTCCTCGTAGACCGAGTGCAGCGCGCGGTAGGTGTTGGACGCTGAGAAGATCCGGCGGATCAGTGCGGCGGTCTCGTGCAGCCAGGCCTTGACGGCGCCGGACTCCATCAGATCCCGGTCCTCGATCTCCAGGCGAAACCACGGGCGCGCGGGGCTCGTGACCCCGCTCATCAGGCCGGCAGCCAGGGTGCGTGCCCCGAAGACCGCGGCGTTGTCCAAAATGTGGTTCGCGCGCTTGTCGCCGCGGTTGCGATCGGTCGCGACAAAGCGCCCGGAGCGCGGCTGCTGGTAGTCCGAGATCTCACGCCAGTGCGTGATCCAGGAGGATCTCTCGGTCCAGAGCGCGCTCTTTCGCGAGAGCAGCTTCTGGCGGCGGTTGATCGGCGCACCGTCGATCAATAGGGCGTCCCTTTTTTCTTGGGCACGTCAACCTCCCAGCAATGTCGCGCGCCCCGTCGACACACCACCCATGACCCCGTTGGGGCTGGTGAGAAGCGAGCCTCCGACCATTCCGCTCTGGCGGCGCTGGGAGCGCATACGGCCCATGTCCACATCCGGCGGCTTTGCGGGCTGCGGGGGTGGCGGGGGGTCTGGCATCTTGGGGGACTTCATGCACATCGGGGCGCGGTCTCCTGCACGTTGGGCGGCATTGTTGCCCGACGCCCCGCGCGACACGGATACGGCTCTAGAGGCGCTGGTAGGGGTCGTAGGCCAACACGTCCTCGCGGCCTGATCGGCTCGTGAGGCCCATGCGCTGGGCGCGGGCCACGGTGCCCTCGTCGCGATGGACCGGGTAGGCGAAGGTCAATGCCAGCGCATCGCCCAGATCGGGTGAGGGCAGGCCGCGGGCTTTGAGGTCGTCCTTGCTCTCCAACTGGATCTTGTCAGCCGGCGTGAACCGGTAGGTGGGCGCGGCGAGATCCTGCTTGAGCTCGACGATGTCCGGGATCGCCCCGCCTGCGCGCAGCCACTCGCGCACATCCCACCACATCTCGGCGCGCTTGTTGAGGTAGCGGGCGTGATTCGGCGAGGCGCTGAACGCCACCTCGGTCACGTCGTAGTGCAACTGGCGCAGCCGGTCGATCACCCCTGCCCCGTTGCCCGCATCACAGAACACCGCATCGGGCTTCCAGTCCTCGATGATCTGCGCAATGCGATCGGCCAAGGCCATGTTGTCCAGCCCCTTGAACACCCAAGGCTTGCCGGCGAAGAGCCCCTGGCGGGGGAACACGACCGAGCGGTCATCGCCAAAGCGCGCAGGGTCAATGCCCAGCGCCCGCCCGGCCCAGGAGTAGTCGGCGGGCTTCAGATGTCGCTGGCAGGCGAGCTGCACATCGGACAGGCTGATCAGCTGGTTATCGCCCGCTGCGCTGAAGTCACAGAGCATCTCGCGCCGGAAGGTGTTCTCGTCGACGGAGGATCGGTAGCGCTCGATCTCGAGCGCCAGGAGCGCATCGGTGTCGTAGCACGTGTAGCTCGCTGCGTGCCAGTCGGTCTTGGCGCGAGCGCCGAAGAACAATTCGCTGAACAGGTTGATGCCGTGCGGGGTGCCGATCATCATCGCCCAGCCCAGACGGTCCGCGAGCGCGGGCTGCAGCACCTCGCGCCAGGTCTCGGGCTTGATGTCCGCGACCTCATCGAGCACCACGCCATCGACCCGCAGGCCGCGCATGGAGTCCGGGTTGTCGGCGCCGAAGATGCGGATCGACGCCCCCGAGGGCTGCAGGATGATGCGTAACTCGGACTCGTTTACCTCGGCCAGCCGGTGCTCGACCAGCGGGGCGACGATCTGCTTCAGGCGGTTCCAGGCGATGGTCTTTGCCTGCTTCAAGAGGGGCGCGACGTACAGGAAGAGCCCCAAGGGCTGATCAAAGCGCAGCGCGCTGTCCAGCAACTGCCTGAGCGCGAGCTCTGTCTTGCCGGCCCGGCGGTGCAATGCCAGCACCGTGAATCGCTGGCGGCGCACGTGGCACTCCTGCTGCCAGGCGCGCGGGCGGTAGCCGAGATCGATCCTCACGCGAGATCGGAGTGGTCGCCGGGCTCGGGCACCCCGGTCACGATGATCACCTGGCTCTGGGTGCGCATCGGGCCGCCGTCGGCGCCGGTCAGCTCCGTGCGATCGGCGTAGACCTGTTTGCGCCTGCCCTTCAGCATCAGGGTCAGCAACTGGTCGCTGAAGCGCGTCTCAGTGCCCACCAGTGCACCCTGGTGCCACACCCCTTGCTCCCACCCTGCCACCGCGCGCCTGAACGCCTCCTGCTCGGCCCGATCGATGCCTTCCTCGATCGCGTGGTCCCAGGCATCGGCAAAGTCCTCGTCGGACTGCCGGGCGCGCCAGGCCGTAGTGCGCTCGATGCTCGCCGCCTCGCAGGCATGCCGGATGATCGGCACCTGGCGCAGGGCGGCGAGGAAGATGGGTTTCCAGTCGTGCTTCATGGCGCCCACCCTAGTCGCCCCGGTCCATCGTCACGGATACCCGAATCATGCGCGCTGCCCACTGCCCCCTGTTCCTGCCCGAGACAATGTGCTGGATGCAACTCTTGCTCACCTCGAACTTCTCCGCCACCTCGGTGTAGCTCAGCCCCTCGTCCACCAGTGCCAGGATCAGCTCCACATCGTGGTCGGTAAGTTTGGTGTTGGGGTGCGACTCCCCGATGCGTCTGCCAGCGTCGTTCAGCCGAATCTCTCTCACTCACCAGACCCTCCCAGTGAACGTGCAGAAATCAGCACATAACCCCCCAACGACCCCCCGCAACCCTGCAACGTGCAACGCGGCCTAAAGGCCCGCGTTGCAGTCGTTGCTTCGGCGGGTTGCTGCGCAACGTGCAACGCGTAGCAATACGTTGCTCGCGTTGCCGCGTTGCACTCAAAACCCACTCAAGAAATCCCCCAAGACGCCAAAAACCACATGCTCATCCGCGATCGAAACGCCTGCTGAATCTGTCGAAATCAACCGGTTCAGCGACTGGCGCACCCGCTGACGGCGCGTATCGCGTGCCCCTTCGGGCTTCACCAAGCGCCCCGCAGCCTCGCTCACCACGCTCTCAACCGGTGCTCTCACACCCCCTGCACACTGCCCTCTGACCACATCCATCACGACCTTTTCGACCGGCCCAAGCGCCCTCTTCTGGCCCTCTGCGACCGGCACCTCGGCCTCGATCACCACGCAACTGGTGACCGGATCCAAGTCCTCATCGACCCCCAACTGGACCACCTCGAGCTCAAATCCCCAGCGCAATTCATCCTCGCCATCTTTCTGCTTGGACAGCCTCAACCAGCGCCCAGACTCCTCGCGCACGACCTCGAGCTCCGCGTCTGCGGCAGCGCGGATCCCTGACCAGCCCCTGGCGCCCTTCGACGTGTCCTTGCCCGAGTGATGCACCAGCAGCACCACGGCCCCGGTGTGGCGGTGGAGCGCTTTGCAGTGCGAGAGCGCCTTACCCATGTCCTCGCCGCTGTTTTCATCCCCACCAGCCGTCGTCTGCGCGAAGGTGTCGACGATGATCACGGAGGCCCCGCCCGAACCCTTGACGCTGGCAGCCACCGCGGCAGCATCGGTCTTGTCGAGGAAGTTGGGTGCTGCGTGGATCACGCCAATGTCCAACCCGTTCAGGTCCAATTCATTGGCAATACCGTAGGCCTTCAAGCGATTGCGGAACCCCCCTGCCCCTTCTGCGGCGATGTACACCACCCTCCCCTGGCGCACGCGCTTTCCACGCCACGGCACACCCCGTGCAATGCAGCCGGCAATGTCCAGCGCGAGAAAGGATTTGCCGGAGCCCGAGGCGCCGTAGAGCACCACGAGCTCGGCGGCGGGCAGGACGTGCTTCACGATCCACTGGGGAGGCTCACCGCTTGAGAACTCAGCGGCGGGGACGACGGGGAACTTGATCGGCGCGGCCTCGCTGGCCGTCTCAGAGGCCGCCTCCACCAGCACGTCGAACTCGTAGACGCTGGCCGGGGCGTTCAGCACAATGCCCGCGCCGTACTGATTCGCGAGCTTCACCAGCGAAGCCCCAGTGACCTGGAGCCCACTGCCCTTGCCGAAACTCCTCCAGCGCTCCTGGTCGTAGCGCCTGCCGCCGTGCTTCTCGCTCTTCTCCGACCACTGCTCCCAGAGCTCAAAGCCCTTTCCACCGGTCTCGCAGTGGATCGCCATGCCGACGCGCAGCCAGTCGTCGTAGTGAAGAGTCCCTGGCAGTGCGGCCAAGCACTGCTCGATCTGTGCCGTCGTCAGCCCGATCGGGCTGGTGCTCTCTGGCACGGAGTCCCGCGCGAAGCGCGCACGGGCGAGATCCATCAACTCCCGGGGCACCGCGGCGACGGTGTTCTCGAGCCCGAGCAGCTCGCAACCGGGCAAGCTGTTGCCGGTGAAGGTGACGTAGCCCTTGGTGCTGAAGAACTCCAGCCCATAAGGCCCGGTGAGGTCTTTGCCGTTGCCGAGATTGCCCCTGAAAAACAACCGCACACCCTGCCCGCTCGGTGAAAACTCCGAGTAGCTCTGGCAGATCAGAGGCTCAATGTCCGGGTGGATCTCGCCGCCCGTGACGCAGTTGTCGACATCGACGGCCACCACACCCCACTGCTCAAGGGTGGCGAAGCCCACACCGTCGAAGCCCCTGCGCACGGCCGCCGCACGCGCAGCCTCAAAGGTGACCAGGTGGGCGATGTCCTCGCGCGAGCCCTGCTCGCCGGAGCGCTTGGCGCCGTTGGCGTAGTAGGGCATTTTGCGGGGCTTCTTGTCGCCGGGGTGATCCTCGAAGCGCCAGCACACCCAGCCGGGCAGATCGCGGATAGCAGTGGGTGCCTCGAGGGACCACAGATGAGGCGTGACCTTGGTGAGGTTGGCCATCACATCAGTGGCCCCCGACCAGCGCGAAGCACCGTTCGCAGGCTTTACCTGGTTGCTCCGGGTCACACGTGCAGGGCTGGCGCAGGATGTAGGTCCACATCTGCGCGGACTCCTGGCGCAGTTGCTCCAGCTCGGATTTGAGGCAATGCAGGCACTCCTCCTGCGGGCACATGTGCAAACAGATGCTCATGCCGCCACCTCGGTCAGACCCTCGGCCCGGGCGCCAAGGCACTTGCGCGCGTAGTCGCACTGCGCACAGGCATCTGCGAGATCGGTGCGGTAAATCCGTGGCAGCCGGCCCTTGGAGGCACGCGCCATCTCGGCCGTCACGCGCTCGATCTCGCCAGCGCGCTCGGCTGAGCACTGGCGGTGCCCGTTGGCGTATTGGTAAAGCGTGGCGCGGCTGGTGCCGACGCGCTCGGCTAACACGTGTTGTTCATCCGCGCTCGCGAGCGCGATCCAGATCTTCAGCGGGGAGCGCATGAGGGGGCCATCCTTATTGTGGGCCCCTACAGTGTAGCAAACAGTACACTGGTTGCAGCAAGTGCGTTGACCGTTTATGTTTGGCCCCATGAGTGACCCCATCTACGACATCCGACTCCAGAACCTGCGACTGCTGATCCAGCAGTGGGAGGGGGCGACCACGCTGGCCAAAAAGCTCGGCCACGCGAACGCCTCCTACCTGGTGCAGTTGGCTGGCCCCAATCCCCGGCGCACCGTCTCCGAGAAGGTGGCGCGTGACATGGAAGAGAAACTCCGACTGCCGCCGCGCTGGATGGACGAGCCCCACGCCGATGCGCATCTGCACATCGATGATGCGTTTGTGCGCGAGTGCGTGTTGGCAGTGTCGGTGTGCATCCGTGACGCAGGTCTTGCGCTGGATCCCGAGGTAATTGCTACACTCACGTCACTTGCGTATGAACACGCAAGAGCAAAAGGAGAGGTCGACAAGGTCTTCATAACCGGCCTGTTGGACCTGACGAAAAAGAAACACTAACGGAGTGCGATTGCGTGAAAGATGGCATCAACGAGCTGATTAGACAAAGGGCGCTGTATCTGATGGAATCCGAGAACCTGCTCTCGGATCCCGTGCTGATTTTGGCAAACCGCGTGCGCGTGCTCACCTGGGTGATCACGGTGGCCACCGTCACACAAGTGGGTTTGCGACTGCTCTGACCCGGCGGGCTTGAAATTTTTTTCAGACTCGTCGGGTTTTTTTGTTGACGGAGAATGTAGCAGCCGCTACATTCTTCATCACCACACCACAGGAGCGCACGCCATGCACCCCTTCACCCCCGTCGCCTTCACCGCCGTCGTTGTCGGCTTTGTCTGGGCCAGTCAGAGCGACTACCAGGCCGAGGTCGCCGCCGACCAGCATTACTGCGAGATGGTGGCGCTGCAGAAGCGCTGGATGCGGGAGCACCCGGGCGCGGTCGGGCGTGAGGCCGCACTGGCGCGACCGGGCTGGCCCGAGCATCGGTGGGATGTGGATTGCGAGCAGTTTGGGATTTTTTTCGACCAACAATTTAGCAGCCGCTAACTAGGAGTTTGCAGATGATACAGGTCACTCTCACCTTCTCCTCCCTCTCCGCCGCGCTGATGGCGCTGCGCGAGATCCCCGAGAACACCCTGACCGGTGCGCTCACCGACATCACCCCTGCCGAGGAGGCTGCGCTCGAGGCGCCCGCCCCAAAGCCTGTGAAGAAGGCGAAGCCTGCCCCCGCGCTGGAGGCTGCCCCTGCCCCGCCTACTGTGACGCCCACGGTGGAGCCTCTCCCGGGCGTTGCGCCCGCGGTGCAGTACGGGGAGCTCCAGAAGGCCGTGCTGTTGCTGGCAGGTAAGAACCGCGATGCCGCGCTCTCGCTCGCCTCGAGCATGGGCGTGAAGACGTTTAAGGATCTCGACGCCGCGCGCTGGCCGGAAGCCCTGGCCGCGGTGAACACCAAAATCGCCGAGCTGGGGGTGATGCAATGAGCACACCCGCACACAGCAAATGGAGCGCCTCGGGCTTCGAGCAGAAGATGCTCTGCCCCGGCTCCCACCTCCTGCAGGCAGGCGCTCCCGACAACACCTCGGTCTACGCCGCCGAGGGCACCGCTGCGCACCGGGTGCTCACGTGGGCGCTCCAGTACAACACGCAGGCCTCGGCCTTCATCGGGCGCTACATCGACGTGGCACCCGCCTACACGATCGAGGTCACCGCCGAGATGGCCGAGCACGTGCAGGTCTGTGTCGACTACTTCCGGGACGCCTGCGGTGAGTGGGGCGTGATGCTGGTCGATCAGCGCGTCAACTACGCGCGCTTCCTCGGCGTGCCAGCCGATGACGCCTGGGGCACGGCCGATGTGATCCTCCTGCTGGGCGAGGAGATCATCGTGGTCGACTTCAAGTACGGCCAGGGCGTGGCGGTTGAGGCCGCCAACAACCCGCAGATGTCGCTCTACGCGCTGGGCGCGCTGGACGGCTACAGCATGGCAGGGGACTTCCTCCGCGCACGCCTGGTGATCTCCCAGCCCCGCGTGCGCCGGGCGCCGTCCGAGTGGGACACCACGGTCGAGGCGCTGATCGAGTGGTCAGACACCCACGCGCGCAGGACTGTCGCCGACTGCATCACGGCAGCCTTCGGCGGCAACGTCGAGGAGTTCCTGAACCCCGGCGAGAAGCAGTGCAAGTTCTGCCGCGCGAAGGCCACCTGCCCGGCGCTGCGTGAGGAGGTCGCCTTCACGTTCGCGGAGCGCCAACCCGCCAGCCCTGATGAGTTCCGCAACCTGGAACCCGCGCACGAGACCGATGCGGACTGGATCTCGGCCGCGCTCGACAAGGTCGACATGATCGAGGACTGGTGCAAAGCGATCCGGGCCGAGGCCGAGAAGCGCTTGCTCGCAGGCGATGAGGTGCCCGGCTACAAGGTTGTTGCCGGAAAGCGCGGCGCCCGCCAGTGGATCGATTCTGGCGCGGTCGAAGAGTACCTGCGCAAGACCCTGCGTCTGACCATCGAGCAGGCCTACGACCTGAAGCTGATCTCCCCGACCAGCGCCGAGAAGCTGAAGAAGTCCGGCGTCATTGGCGATCGCCAGTGGACAAAGATCCAAGAGCTCATCACCCAATCCACCGGCAAGCCCCACGTGGCGCCGGTCACCGACTCCCGCCCGGCGCTCGAGATCACGCCGGTCGTCGAGGACTTTGCTGATCTCACCCTTGTTGCTTGAAACCCTCAATCCTGGAGCTTGAAACATGAACGCAGCACAACAACCCCTCGGCCGCCTGATGATCCGTGACGCACGGCTCGCCTTCCCGGCCCTCTTCCAGCCCCGCACCGTGAACGGCGAGGGCAAGCCCCGCTACAGCGCAACACTGCTGCTGGACGCGAACGACCCGCAGATCGCCGCCATCCGCAAGACCATCACGCACGTCGCGAAGGAGAAGTGGAAGGACAAGGCCGGCGCCATCCTCACCGGCCTGGAGAAGGTCGGCAAGGTCGCACTCCACGACGGCGACGAGAAGGCGCAGTACGACGGCTTCTTTGGGACGATGTTCGTGGCCGCCTCCGCCCAGGAGACGGCAGCGCCCACCGTGGTCGATGTGAACCGCGCACCGCTTACCGAGCGCAGCGGCAAGCCCTACGCGGGGTGCTACGTGAATGCGTCGGTCGAGTTCTGGGCGCAGGACAACGCCTACGGGAAAAGGATCAACGCGACGCTCCGCGGGATCCAGTTCGTGCGCGATGGCGACACCTTCGGTGCGGGCTCGCGCGCTGCGGCAGCGGATGAGTTCGATGAGATCGAAGTTGCTGTGGACGACTTTGCGTGAGAACTGCCGTCCGCAAAGGGCCAAGGACGGCCCACGGATTGTGGATTGTGCACGAGGCAATTGCGTTTAAGCGCAAACGTGATCCGAGCTTTGATTGGTGCGCTCTTTTGAATCAAAGACGCGAGCTTCCATTGGCGGGGTCGTTTCGACACAACTACAGCAACATGTGTGTCATTTGTAGATGCGCGGACCGTTATTGCCGTCGTTACAAAATCAAAACAACGCGCCAATACAACGACGTGGTAGACAGAATTTGTGATCGCTACGGGTCCATGCACAACACGCGGGAAGCTGCAAAGCTCGGTTATCGAGGATCGGCACGATTGGTGTTTAGTTCAGGCAAGAAGTGTGCTCGTACAGCGCAGTTCAAACAATGGGAAGTGTTCAATCGACGAGATCGAATTCTTGAGATTCGCCGCAAAAAGGAAATTGCTCAAAGGGCGATGGCGTTTGAGTCGCTAAATGAAACAGAAGAAGAACTGCGCATCATTCGACGCGCAATCCGCACCGCTCAATCCGCACTAAGGAGTGCCATGCAATGAGAACCAAAGACATCCGAAAAATGCTTTGCAACGCCTTGTCGAAGGCTGAGTCGGGAGAACTCCCGCTGGATGAAGCCAAAACGATCATCGGATTGGCGAACCAGATCCAAGCAAGCCTTGCTACTGAGTGCAAAGTGGTTTCCATGAAGTTGCGCATGGGCGCGCAGGCCGACGCGATCGGCGATCTGAACGTCACTGAGTAATGACCACTATCGTCCTCGACACGGAGATCTACCGCGACTACTTCCTGGTCGCGGGCATGAACGTGGACACGGGTGCCACTTTCGAGCTCGAGCAGTTCGAGGGTCAGCCCCTGGACACAGATCGGTTGTTGCGGATCTTGCGCAAACATCGACTGGTGACGTTTAACGGGGCAGGCTTCGACCTGCCCATCCTTTCCTACGCGATCGGCGGTGCGTCCTGTCAGCAGTTGAAGGACGCCGTCGACGCGATCATCGAAAAAAACTACCGCAACTGGCAGCTCGCGGACGCCTTTGAGATCCAGATGCTGGACGACCTGGACCACATCGACCTGATCGAGGTGGCACCCGGCAAAGCCAGCCTGAAACTTTACGGGGGCCGGCTGCACGCAGCCCGACTGCAAGATCTGCCGATCGCTCCGCACGAGTCGATCGCGCCCGAGCAGCGCACACTGCTGCGCCAGTACTGCCGGAACGACCTCACCCTCACCGCGGAGCTCTACCGCACCCTCCTCCCGCAGATCGACCTGCGCGAGCAGATGAGCGAGCAGTACGGCACGGATCTGCGCTCCAAGTCAGACGCGCAGATCGCTGAAGCCGTGATCGTGCGCGAGGTCGAGCGTGCGCGTGGCAAGCCCGTGGAGCGCGCTGACGTGAAGGAAGGCACGATCTACCGCTACCGCACGCCCGCGTGGCTCACGTTCACCACGGCGCCCCTGCAGGCCCTGCTGGCAGACATCGAGGCCGCCGAATTCCTGGTGATGGCAACCGGCGCGGTGCGCGAGCCCGACGCCCTGCACAACCGCTCGATCCAGATCGGCACCGGCATCTACCGGCTCGGGATCGGCGGGCTGCATTCCAGTGAAACGAACCAGGCAGTCGAGGCTGACGGCGATCACGTCCTGGTTGATCGTGACGTCGCGAGTTATTACCCCGCGATCATCCTGCGCCTGGGCCTCGCGCCCCAGCAGATGGGGCAGGAGTTCCTGCGGGTCTACCAGTCGATCGTGGACCGACGCCTGGCGGCGAAGGCAGCCGGCGACAAGGTCACGGCGGACGTGCTGAAGATCGTGGTGAACGGGAGCTTCGGCAAGCTGGGCAGCAAGTACAGCCGCCTCTACAGCCCGGACCTGCTGGTGCAGGTCACGCTCACCGGGCAGCTCGCGCTCCTCATGTTGATCGAAGCGCTCGAGGCCGAGGGCATCAGCGTCGTCAGCGCCAACACCGACGGCATCGTGATCCGCGCCCACAAGGTCGATACCGCTGCGATGGCGGCGATCGTCTCTGACTGGGAATCTCGCACGGGGTTCAGCACCGAGGAGACGGGCTACCGCGCGCTCTATTCGCGGGACGTCAACAACTACATCGCGATCAAGCCCGACGGTTCCGTAAAACTAAAAGGCGCCTACGCCACGGGCGGGCTGGCGAAAAACCCCACCACGACGATCTGCACCGAGGCCGCCGTGCGCTGGCTGCGCGACGCCACCAGCGTCGAGGACACCATCCGGGGCTGCACGGACGTGCGGAAATTCCTGACGCTGCGCACTGTGAAGGGTGGAGCCATCGACCAGCACGGCGAGTACCTCGGCAAGGCGATCCGCTGGTACTACGCGCACGGCGTGACCGGCGCCCTGCGCTATCAGATCAATGGATACACGGTCTCGCGGAGCGACGGCGCGCGTCCCCTGATGGACCTGCCCGAGGCGCTGCCGGACGACATCCATTACGAGTGGTACATCAACGAGACGCTGCAGATCCTGCAGGACGTCGGGGGATTTGGAGGGATTGCGTGAAGGAGTCTGAGATCGAGGCCTATCTGGTGCGCCAGGTGAAGGAGGCAGGCGGTGAGGTCCGCAAGTGCACATGGATCGGCCGGCGCGGTGCGCCTGATCGACTGGTGCTGTTGCCGGGGCGCCCTGCCACCTACGTGGAACTGAAAGCACCCGGCAAATTGCCGGGTCAGCTCCAAGTGCGCGAGCACGACCGGCTGCGTGAGCTCGGCCAGTACGTCGTGGTGATCGACAGCACAAGAGGTGTGGATGCATTACTGATGGGAGGAAGACGATGACGACCCCTTACATCCGCGCCATGCGCACCGTGGTCTGCCCGTACTGCCAGCGCGTGCGGTCAACCGAGAACCTCCACCAGACAAAGCCACGGATCAAGTGCAAACCGTGCTTTGAGAAAAAGCAGGGGTTCAAATGAGCAACGACCTCTCCCGACAAGTCACGGCCGGCATGCGCCGGGGCACGGGCCGCGTGTTCTGCCAATACTGCAGGATCGACAAGCCCGCAGACGAGATCGCCTGGCTGAAGCCTCGCGCCTGCTGCCTGAAGTGCCAGCACCGCGGCACCCGCCGGAGTGCTGACAGGTGACACGGCGCTACGAGCCCCGCCCCTACGCCCAGCTCGCGATGGATCTGATGATCCGCGAGCCGCGGTGTGCGCTCTGGGCAAAGCCCGGCATGGGCAAGAGCGTGATGACGCTCACCTTCCTCGAGCTCCTGCACAACGTGTACGGGGAGCGATCGCCGACACTGGTGCTGGCACCGCTCCGGGTCGCGCGCGACACCTGGTCGAACGAGGTCGACAAGTGGTCGCACCTGCACTGCGCGCTGGAGGTGGTGCCGATCTTGGGTTCCGATGTTGAACGCAGTCGCGCACTGCGCAAACCGGGTCAAATCTACACCACCAACTACGAAAACTTGCCGTGGTTGAAGGACCAGTTCAAGGGGCGCCCGTGGCCCTTTGCAACGGTTGTCTGCGACGAGTCCACCAAGCTGAAATCCTTCCGGCTCCGGCAAGGCGGCAAGCGCGCGCAGGCCTTGGCAGGCGTCGCTCACAAGGACGTCACCCGCTGGATCAATCTCACCGGCACTCCAGCCAGCAACGGCCTTGAGGATCTCTGGGGCCAGACGTGGTTTCTGGATTGCGGCCAGCGCCTGGGGCGCACGTTTAACGCATTCCGCGAGCGCTTCTTCCACCCCGTGTCAAACGGCGCATGGACCCGGTGGACGCCTCGCCCGGGCGCGCAGGAGGAAATCCAAGAGCGCCTGTCTGACATCTGCCTGACGCTGGACCCGGCCGACTGGTTCGATCTGTCGCAGCCCGTGACCAACACGATCGAGGTGATCCTGCCGGCGAAGGCGCGCACGCAGTACCGCGAACTCGAGCGCGAGCTGTTCACCATGATCGCAGGCTCCGAGGTCGAGGCGCTGAACGCGGCGGCCAAGACTCAGAAGTGTTTGCAGCTCGCGAACGGCGCGGTCTACACCGACGGCACGGGCGCCTGGGCCGAGGCGCATACCGAGAAACTTGACGCGCTGGAAGAACTCGGCGAGGCCACGGGTGATGAGCCCCTCCTAGTCGCCTATCACTTCCAGTCGGATCGCGCGCGCCTGCTCTCGCGCTTCAGCGGTGCCATCGATCTTGCCACCCGCGAGGGTCTCGCGATGGCGCAGAGCGGGCGAGGCAAGTATTGGCTGGCACACCCGGCATCGGTCGGCCACGGCATCGACGGGCTGCAGAAGCACTGCGCGACGGTGGTGTTCTTCTCGCAGGACTGGAGCCTCGAGAACCACGACCAGTTGATCGAGCGGGTCGGCCCCATGCGTCAGATGCAGGCCGGGCTCAACCGGCCCGTGATGGTGCACTACATCGTGGCCAAGCAGACCGTGGACGAGCTCGTGATGGCCAGGCGCACGGGCAAGCGCAGCGTGCAGGACCTGCTGATGGACTACATGAAGGGAGCCCGGTGATGCAGTTCAACGGCGCCGACTACGAGGACGCGCGCGATGCGCTTCGCCTCTCCAGCCAGTACCTCCGCGTCTTCATGCTGATGCGCGATGGGAAGCCCCGGACGCTGGATGAGATCGCCAGCATCACGGGCGATCCGCCCGCCAGTGTCAGTGCTCAGTTGCGACACATGCGCAAGCCGCGCTTCGGCGCGCACCTGGTCGAGCGTGACCACCTCGGCCACGGGCTCTACCGCTACACCCTGATTGAAAACACCTGCCCCGATTTGGTTTAAGGAGAACCGATGAACGTCCATACCCTGCTCGAACAAGCCGCGCATCACCTGCGCCAGCGCGGACAGCAATACGACCAGCCCGAAGGCGAGCGCTCGATGGGGCGCACTGTGCGCGCTTTCAACGCCATCACCGGGCACACCTTGACGGAAGCCGAGGGCTGGCTGCTGATGGCGCTTCTCAAGATGGTGCGTGACAACCAGCGCCCTGCCCCGCACCGAGACTCCTGCGAGGATCTGGTCGCCTACGCCGCGCTCTATGGCGAGTCCCGCCTGAGCGAGGTGGTGCTGTGAACAAGAAAGGACGCTTCGTTCTGCAACGCCAGGCGCGCTCCTCTCTGACATGGCGCACTGTGCTGCGCGTGGATTCAAAGGAGGCTGCATCCATGCGTTTCCTTGCGCACACCACGCAGATCAGAGCCGGCTGCAGCCTGCGGTTGATTGATGAATGGGAAGACCTCATTCTTGCCAAACATACGGCCCCGGTACATACTGGAACAGCATGAAGCACATGCTGTAAGTTGATTTCCCACCGTTTTATAGCTAAGTGTTTGCCTGACTGTACTATTTGCTACAGTCAGAATATACATTATGCGTATCAAAACGGTACAGTTGACTATCGCAGGTGCTAAATGCAATGTAGCAAGCACCAGCCACCTGCGAGGTCAACCTATGCGCACCGTGAGAAAACAGCCAGTTAAGCAGTGGAAATGGATCGGTCCCCAACCGGTCCTTGAAGCAAACCGAAAGGCATGTAGCGATCTGAATGCCCTTATCGATCGTGAGGGATTGGTTTTGGTACAGCGTTTCCTGAATGTGACCGAGAAAACGCTCTGGCGCTGGTGCACCGGGCGAAACCACATCCCCGGTCACCAGCACGTCGCGATCCAGTGCTATCTGGGCGAACTGCCCGGAACCGACGGCCAGTGGTCGGGCTGGTTTTTCAAAAAGGGGTTTCTCTGGAGCCCGGAGAATGTGAGCTTTACGGCCGGCCAGTTGCGCGCGGCACTCTACGACACCGACCGCATCACCGCGCTGACCCGCCAGGTCGAGGCGCTTCGGGTGAAGCTTGCCATCGCCGAGACCGCGCTCGATCGCTTCGCGCCCGCGGCCAATGACCGCAAGCGCGCATGAGCCCGATCAGGTATCGACCACGATGGTTTTCACCGTGCCGTCGCCGAACTTCACCTTCAGGTCACCGTCGGCGGTGTCCACGTAGAGCTGGGCCATGCCCGCGACGGTGTCCGGCGCGGTGATCCCGTCAGCGATGCCAAGTGCCCCCGAGGCGTAGGCCTCGAAGTACGTGGTGTCGGCCCGCATCCCGCGCAGAAAACTCCCCGTGCTGCGCTCGGTCTCGATCTGCAGCGTCACCGGCGTGCCAGAGCCCGCGTTGCTGTCGACCACCCGCATCGCGGGTAGACTCGCGCCGCCTGCCACCAAGCGCTCGAAGATGAACGCGCCCGCCGCCGAGGCGTTTGCCGCACTGGCAAACTTCACCGCCGGCCCCGTGGTGCCGAAAGGGTCGATTGCCAGTGTGCGCGTGCCAGAGCCCGTCACGGTGCCGGTGACGTGGTGGTTGGCAATGAGTGCGGTCTCGCGCACGTTGGCGCTGCCGGTGTCGATGTTGGTCGTGTTGCCCTCGAAACGGCAGAACGCGATCGTGTTGCGGTCGGCAAGCGCGCTCGAGGTACTGGTGATCGACACCCCCGTGGTGCCGGATTCGATCTGGCAGTGCGTCAGTTGGTTCTGGTTCGAGTCGGTGATGTTCCAGCCCGTGGTGCAGACGTTGGCGCGGCAGGCGAGGAAGGTGTTGGAGTTGCTGCCCGTGCCGCCGATCAGAAAGCCCGTGGTCGCATTGGCCGCGGTCACGTTGGTGAAGCGGTTGTACACACAGTAGCCGTTCGAGCCCGTGAGACTCACGCCCGTCGTGAAGCCGTCGATCACCACGTCCTCGATCATGCTGGTCGAGACCGAGTCGAAATCCAGCCCGATCGTGCCAGTGCCGATGTCCTGGAGCTTCAGCGCCCGCACGCCGAGCCCGTAGACGCGCGTGCCAGGGGTTGACTGTACGACCGCTTGCGCAGCGCCCGTGTACTTCAGCACCGTCGCCTGCGGCCCGCGCCCCTCCAACTGCACGCCGCTGTAGAGCGTGAGCGCACTGCCAAAACGGATGTTGCCGGCGGGCAGCGTGACCACCCCTCCCCCGGCGCTGTTCGCGGCGTTGATCGCCACCTGGATCGCGGCGGCGTTGTTGGTGCTGTCGTCGGCTTTGACGTCAGCGGCAAACACATGCGAGAGCTTGATGGCGTTCTCTGCGGCATTGCTCACGGGTCATGGTGCTCCTTCAGCGGGTGGCGACACCCTTGGATTTTTCAAACGTCCGCAAGCCCCCGATCCCGAGCATGCCGGTGATCACGACCCACAAAAGGTCTAGGTTCAGCTCGGGCGGTGTGGGCAGCTGATGCACGCTCGCGTACCAGGCAAGGAGTGGCTGCAGGATCGTGGCGTACACAAAGCCCGCGCACCCCGCCCAGCCAAAGCCCGGCCGCCAGCCGGCGACAAAGACGCTCGCGTGCTGCGCCTCGCGCGCGTTGATCTCCAACTGGGCGATGACTTGTTTCAACTCCCCGTCGGCCGCCATGCGGATCAGCTCCATCTCCGCTTCGCGCTTCTTGTCAGGGTCCGGCACCCACCGATCGAGCAGCGTGCGGCCCATCTCGAGGATCGGGCCGAGAAGGATCGGGTTCACGGGAAGTACCTCCGGTCGAGCTCGTGGTGCGGGCCGTCGGGGAAGGATTTCCAGTCCGCCCCGTGCACGAGCGGGACACCTAGCTCCTTCGACGCTTGGCGCATCGCCTCGATTACGGGGGTGAAGCTTGGCCACTTCCAGCAGATCGTGCCGCCCACGATCGGGGCAAGATCCACGGCGTGGCCGGTCAAGTGGCGCGAGAACATCGTCTTCGAGGCGCCGATCCGCACGAGCTCCGCCTGACGATCGCGCGTGCGCTTACCCTCGACCACTGCGAAGTCCACCTCGGAAATCTCGAGCGCGCGGCGCACGACCTGCACCAGTTGCGGGTGCACCTCGGACAGGCGCTGCTCAGAGCGGGGGGAGAAGGCAAACGGGGCGGCCATCACAGATCCTTGGCCAGAAAATAATCGAAACCACCACTGTTGCTGAAACCCAAAAACAAGACACCGGGCTGCCCACTGGCAATGCGGTTTGAGGTGTCGGTGTCAGTCGCCGACAGGGTCAGAACGTCGTTTACATACACCGAGATGGTGTATCCCGAAATCTCGGCTTTCACTTTGGAGTTCAGCGCTATCGGGCTTACGCCAGTATTGAGAATCGTATTTCCCGCAGTCGCATCAACCCGAATGATGGTAAGCGTTAAGTTGGGGTCCACTCGGATGGAATAACCCGAGTACCCATTCAGGGTTAGTGGATACGATGCCATTCTCAAAAAGACCTGCGCCAACGGAGCGCTGCTTCCGCCGTTGAGATCTGTCGTTACCACTTCGACAGATTGGTTTGCGGAAAATGTTTTGGTAGCCGGATTGACGATTACCGGCACGCTGGAGGCCGAGCTGCTCGCACCCACTGTCGTGAAAATATTGGACTTGACTTGCGCGGTGGCCCCGTAAGGGCCCGCGCCGAACGCAGTTCCCGGTGGAAGGGTGATCCAGTCGCTTCCAACCGCACCATCGGCGCGATTGAAGGTATCCAAGAACTGCGTGTTGGCAGTCGTAAATCCCACGTATACCGTACCCATCGCTCAGGCCCGCACGCCGCTCAGCGTGACCTTCAACCCCTTGGCCGTGCCGTCGCCCACCTGGTCGATGTCGATGCTGATTTCGGCGTCGCTCGCCAGGTTGGCATCACTGATCACCGCCGCGGTGGCCGCCGTGGTGGAGGTCTTCTCGGTGTTGTCGATGGTGAGCTTGGTCGAGAGGATCGAGGTGCCACCCTCGTTGATGTCCACCGTGGTGATCGCGCCTGAGGTCTGGGCGGTGGAGAGGCTTGCCTTCACGCTGGAGAGCACCATCGCGTAGGGCATGCGGAAGATCACCTTGTTGGTGCCCGCGGTGAGCGCCGTGGTCTCGTCCGAGCAGGTGAGCACGATGGTTTCAAAATACTGCCCTACCGGCACGGCCTCACCGTAGCGCGCCAGGATCTCGGTGCCGTTCGCAGGCGCGGTGACAAACACGAGTTTCCCTGAGAGGAGCGAGTAGTCAGTGACCGGCACCTGCACCAGTCCGTCCACCGACACCACCAGATTGCCCACCGTGCCAGGATCGGCGGTCAACGTGAACTGCGTCGTGCTGGCGTTGCCGGCGAACGTGTCGTAGCGGATCAGACCGTAGGCGGAACTGGTGTAGAGGTTTGCGATGTCGTAGTTCTGGAGTGCCGTTCCCGTGGAGTTCCAGCCGATCAGTGCGTTGGCATCGGGGATGGGGAGCTCGGGGTCGGAGTTGCTGGTGATGCTCACCTGCACCGAGCGGGCGATCACCTCGCGCAGTTGCTGGATCTGCATCACGATCCGGTCGAGCTCGTTCTCAAGCGCGACGGGGTTGAAGTTGCCCCCTGCCGGGATGTCGAGGGGTTGGTCGAAATCCAGATCGCCCACGATGGTCAGCACGGAGCCGGCGGGCAGTGGGGATCCCGTGATGGGATAGGTGATGGCGCCGCCGGGGGAGGTGTCCTGGTTGGCGTTCAGCGTGACGCTGTAGTCAGTGTCCAGCACCAGTAGGGTCTCGACGCCCGTGCTGTCGGCGATGGCCACCGCAATGTCGGCTGCGGCAAAGACCTTGAAGGTGAACGCAAACGACGTCGCCGCACTGTTGCCGAGGAAGGGGCCGGCGCGGCGCGCCGTGGCGGAAATGGTCATGCGCGGGGACTCCTGCAACCTTCGCGTATGCTAGGTGGCAGGGGTGCCCCTCACGGATACATCAGGGGTTCTTGCTCTCGGGGCTTGCCGTGCCGGTCACCAGGCCTCGAGCCGCGTCCACGGGGCCAGTGGGCTCGATCTTGCCTTGGGCAACCCCTGCCGCGTAGCCCAGGGGTCGGGCGAGCGTCATGGCCGGGAGCCCCGTTGCCAACGTGATCAGCGCCGACATATCGCGCACGGCCTTCTGTGCACTGCCCTCGTCGACGATCGCCTTGTACACACTTTGCGGCGCGGCGGCAGCGGACTCCAGCACGGAGACCGTGGGCGAGAGGCTGAACCGGTCATCGGCCGGGTTGTCGTTGAAACGGTTCACCATCGACTGGCCGATCTGTGCGATACCCGGCACGCCTGAGAGAATCCCGCGGATGGTGCCAAAGCCGAACACGGCCGCGAGCCAGTCGTCCAGGTAACCGTCGTCATCCTCATCCTCTGGCCCGCCGCGCATCGCGTGCGCAATCACCTCGGCCACCCAGATCGGGATCATCATCCCCACCATCAGCACGCCGAAGGCCTTGCCCGCGCCCTTGCGCAGCCCCTGCTCCTGGGCGATCTGCTGGATCGCCGTGGCGTTGGTGTTGGCGAGCATGTTGAAGTAACCCACGAACTGCGTGAACGCGCGCGCGAATGCCGTCCCGGTCTCGATCCGGCTCACATCCTCGGGGAGCGTGGAGCCCTGTGTTTGGCGGATCACGCCGTCTGCAAAGCGCCGGGCCATACGATCGCCCATGCCCTCTACCAGCGCCTGGTTGTAGGCGCCCGTCCAGATGATGGGCGACATCTGGTTGTCCATCCCCGTCTGCAAAAAGTAGGCGTGGCGGCGCGTGAAGCGCTCGGAGCTCTCGTAGACGCTGGGGTTCAGGAGGATCGCCTCCAGCGTGTCGGAGAGCACCGCGACTTCGTTGCTGGCGCGATCGGCCATGTAGGGCGAGAGCGACCAAACAGTGTTCTTCAGTTGCTGGGGGTCGGCGATGTACTGCGCCACGGCCCGGCGGATATGGCTGCCCTTCACCTTCAAGAGCGCCGTCGAGAAGCCCGTGATCTGCTGCAGGGTGTTGCTCACGTTAGCAAGCATCAGTGCCATGCCCGTGCGGGCGCGCGCCTGGGAGAGCATACGGTTCAAACCGGCGTCGGCCGAGACCGGGGTCTCCACCGTCTGGCGCGCGGAACGGTTCAGCCAAGGCTTCAGCATCCCGTTGATGGCAGCCGGGTCGATCTTGTTCAGCGCCTGGGCGATCTTCTTGCGGCGCAGCAGGCGATCGACGCCGCGCACCGCGGGCTCCATGTGCGAGAACAGCAGCACCTTGTCGATGTGCTGGGGCAGTGTGCGAAGGTCGAGTTTCAGCGGCCGGTTGTACTCCACGCGCCCCTTGGTGAAGCCCTTGTTGGTGGCCGGGAAGGCGTAGCTCATGCCCGCGTTCTCCGTCTCCAGGAGCTCGCGCTGGTCGGCATCCTGTACCAGCAGCGGATCGGCCTGCGCGGGCACATAGCCCCCGCGGTAGGTGCCGAAGGGCGTCTGGACCTCGTTTGCCGTGACCTCGGCAAAGTAGCGCCCGAAGACATCGCGGTGCGTCTTTTGCGCCAGCGGTTTGGTTTCCTCCATCAGATCCCAGACGCCCTGCGCGAAGTCGTAGTGCGCCTTGGTGAGCGTGCCCTCGGTGATCAGGCGCGCGATGAAGGCATCCCAGCGCGAGGTGTCGAGCGTCCCGTCGGGGTTCTCGGTGGCCCACTCCCTGCCCAGCAGGAGCTTGCGCTTGTTGGAGTCGTTGCCGGTGTGCAGGATCGCGTGCAGCACTTCGGCCATGCCGATGCCGTTGTGCCCGCGCCCGAAGGTGTAGTCGAGCTCGGGTGCGGCAATGAGGGTCTTGGCCATCGTGGGCTCGATCGCATCGACCAGTGCCTGGAACTTGCGCCGATAGACCAGACGGTCGGCGCGGTAGCGGTCGGCGGCGATCTTGACGGGCTGGAAGATGAACCGCAGGAACGGACCGCCGAAGGCGCCGTCCTTTGCCTCGGCCCACTGCTCGACGCGGCGCAGAATCGCCGGGGCCTGCTGCAGCCAGTTGCGCTTGCGGATCTCGGCATCGGTCAGCGCACCCTTCTCGCCGGGCAGCACGTCGGGGATCCCGATGTCCTCCATCCGGGCGTAAAGCTGATCGGCCAGATCCTCGAGATCCAGCAGATCGCCGTCGATCTCCATTTGCCGGGAGCGCTTGGCCAGATGCCAGAGGGACTTCAGCTCATCGGTGAGCCCCCTCACCTCCTCCACCGTCAGCTCGCTGAAGGGCTTCGCGTTGGCCAGCGCGGTGTTCACGCCGGGGGCGATCACGGCGTACATCGCAGGATCGTTCTTCTGCACGAGCTCGAGGTACTCCATCGCACCCTTGCCCGTGCGAGGCGCGATGCCGTAGACGCCCAGGATCGCGCGCATGGCGTTCACCACGTCGGGGTCACGGCCACCCTTGACCAGTTTCTCGTTGTTGCCCTTGGTGACCTTGCGGAAGAACTCGATCGCAGCGCGCACCTCGGTCTGCGCATCGAGCAGTGCGCGCACGGCCTGGTTGTTCAAGAGTTGGTCTTTCTTCGCCTGCACGGCAGCCTGTGTGTCGCCCTTCTGCGTGGCCGTCTGCCAGGCTCGGCCGGCACGGGCCTCGGCGGCACGGTGCAGGTAGATCGCATTCTTGAGCTTACCCACCGCGCGCCGGGCTGCGAGGTCTGCGCCAAATGCTCGCGCGGCCTCGACCAGGGCGTTCACGGTGATCGGGCGACCGCGGGCATCGGTGCGACCCGTGGTCTCGCGGGGGTTCATCGCCTCGTTCTGGGACTTCAGTTCTGCAGCCAGTGCCCGGGCCCGGGCCTCGTTGTGCACGGCCTCGTTGGCGGCAGCCTCCAGCGCCTCCTGCGTGGCCATGTCACCGTGGCGCTCCAGCATGCGCCGATCGACCTCGGCCTCGACCGCCTCGTTCACCGGGCCGAGCGCCGTGACGGCGGCCGTCATCTCCTCGACCGTGGGGTAGCCCGTGGCATCCGCGATCGCGGCGATCTTGGCATCGCGCTCTGCGCCGTCTTTGTTCCGCACCTTGCGGATGGCGCGCGCAGCGATCACCTCGGGCTTGGTCTCGAACTCCCCCATCACCTCGGCCAGCACGCCCTTGCGCAGATCGCGCGCCTCCTTGGTGAACTGCTTCAGGAACTTGGAGCGGGCGTTCAGGGTCCACTTCAGCGCGCGCATGCTGCGCTCCTGCAGGCGCTCAAGGGCTTCGTTGGTGGCATCAAACTCGGGCAGCAGGCCTGCCTGCTCCTCGGCCTGCGCGATCTGCTCGTCGGTCGCGAGCATACGGTCGAAGACCTGGCGGATCTCGTCATTGACCTCGAGGTTGCGCCCGCGCATGAAGTCCGAAAGGGACTTGTAGACGTTCACCAGCCAGGAGCGGAACCGGCGGAACAGGGGTTGGAGCTCGGTGCTGGGGGCTTTGCCTTCCAGGAGGTACTGCTCGAAGGACTCTGCCCACTTCTCGTGGTGCTCGCGCTTCTGGTCGAGCGTGTAGGTGTTCCAGGTGGCGAGATCCGGCACGCCGAACCACGCGAGCGCGCGGTTCATGTCATCGACGACCTGCTGGGGTGCGTCGGGGCGGGACGCCAGGTCTGCCATCACCTCAAGGAAAAAGTGACCGGACTCGTGCAGGAAGGTCGAGAGATCCGCGCTCTCGCCCAGGCTGATCAGGAGCGTCTGGGGGTTGAAGGTGCCGCGGGGGCTTTGCTGGTTCTGGTAGAACTGGTCGCGGATCGCAACGTCGTCGCCGCTGAACACGACATAGTTGAAGGTGCCGTCGCCTGCGTTCCGACTGGTGCCGTCGAGATATTTAATGCCTTTGATGCCAAACTCTGCGAGCCACTGGGAAGCGGCGCGGTCGTTCCCCTGCAGGCGACTGATTGCCTTGTATAGTTCCTCACCCAGTGGGTTGAGGGCCAGAATATTCTGACCACTGGCGTTTGGAATTTCGCCATCTTCCAGTGCCTTGCGCACGTTTTCCGGTTGCTCAGAGAGCGGCTTATCCCAGAGCAGCATCTCGCTGTCCTCGGGGATGTCGACTTCGTAGAGTTGGCCGCCGCGCTTGATCTTGTCGTAGTTGAGCCGATTGATTTCACGCCGGAGCGCAGCGGAGTTGTCATACCCGGCAGCATCGTCAAGCGCTCCGGCCTTGTCACCCTGCCAAGACCATAGCAGTTCGACCGCCGTGCGCTGCGCGGATTCACCCTTTACCGGCTTGCCGTCATACTCAAACGCGCCAGCGCCTAACTTCTCTCGATAGAACTCAGCGATCTCCCGCTTGCCGGCGAAGTACAACCCCCAGCCGTAGGCCTGGGCGCCCTCGCCCGTGCCGATGAAGTCGGTGCTGAATTTGTCGATACCACGGGCGGGGGTGCCGTGGTAGGCGGGTTGGGCTAGCTCTCCGTTTGCAGTCTGAGCGGCATCGTTTCCGCCAGCTCCGCGTCCAGAGGTTCTTCCCATCCCGCCATTTTGATATAGCTCTCCCGTGTTACCGGGCGACCCTGCGCCATCAAGGCCTGCTCGATCGGATCTGGCCCAGGCTGGGTCGGGTATCCCATCCGAGAGCCGGAGGAGTTCTTGTCGGGTTTCATCAAGGGATCTGGCGCCGTCATGGTACTCTCTCCAGAGGGCAGTCAACGGGTGTCCGGCGTTGCTGGTGCTTTTGAGCGACCGATTATACGCCGCTTTGAATGTTGGCTTGAATAGCGACCGAACGGCTTCCCATGTAATTGACTGCATCTCGCGAGGCAGAAGGCCGACCTCTGCAGCGGCTCTGCGATAGGCCTCGGCATATACAGGGTATGTTCCCTTGATGCCTGTCTTTGAGTCAGAACCCCCTGTGCCGAGGTTGTGCTGAACAAAAGGGGATGAGCCGGCCAACGGAAGCAGCAGACCTGCAGCCACCGCGTGCGTGTCAATTGTAACGCTGCCGTCAGGTGAGGTCGGGTCGTAGATGTTGTTGTAGAAGTTTCTGACCTTGTGCGCAGCGCCAAGCGCATCGCTGATATTCGCCATTGTCCCGTCGCGCAGCACCGAAATGGACTTCGCAATCGGGCCAAAACCATTTGCCCATGAGCCCTTGATGGGGGCACCACTATCAGTGCGCATGATCTCGCCAAAGTCACCTTCTGGCGTAACCAGCAAATAGTCTCTGGAGTTGTTGGCAAGGTCGTATGCAGCAACCCAGAATGCCCGCTCAAGGTCGCTGCTAAGTTCAGACAGCTTTTTTCCGGTTACGGCTGCCAGTACAACCGCATTCCCGTTCTCTTCGCTGATCATGGCCGTGCGCTGCGCGGCCTCGGTCATGCGGTCGTCCCATACCGTGTCTTGCTGGGTGTCCCATATTTCAATGGCACGAGTTGCAAGTGCGACGTTCAGGAACCAGTCCATCTGCGGCGATAGCGCCGCAATTGCTGCCGATAACTGGACGTCGGAGTATCGGCCTTCGTATTGCTCTTCCAGTCGATCGACAATGACTCGGGCACCGTCATACCAAAGTTTCGCGCGTGCGCGGATGTCTGGGGTGAACTGGTCGTGCAACCAGATGAGGTTTGATTTGATCTGCTCTATGTAGTCCTCAAGCTGTTCCTCTGCCGTTGCGGCGGTGCTTGTCCGAAGAGAGGGGATCTCGCGCATCCTCTCGGCAAACTTTTCCAGCAGAGCGGGGTTTCTGCGAGCCGCGTCCATGTTGACGACAAGCTGCTCATCAAAATGATTTTCTTCAGGCCTCACAGCCCACGGAACGCGCGTGCTGACCGACTGATTCAACACGTCCCCTGATGCTGAAAGTCCAATTTTTGCAGGATTTAGCGGCCCGTCCGCCCTTTCACCGCCATCAAAGTATTTGATCTCCACAGGTAGAGATCTCTCTCCGCGTTCTGCGGCAACCATAATTCTGTGATTGCCTTCGCTGATCCAAGCCTCACCGTTGTATGCGACTTCGATGTAAGGGGCCTGCTTGCTGACTTGATCCCAGTTGTTTCGGATGTACTCAAGCGATTCGGAGCGAACATTGTCTTGCTCGCCACGCTGGCCCTTTAAAGACCGAAGAGTGTCGATGCTTACGTTGACAGGTTTTGCCTCGCGAACGCTTGCAGTGATTTTCCCCATATATGGGACGCCCCATTCATTGCGCCCCTTAGCCTTTGCGTAATCCACTTGCTCGGCAAGCCAAGCATCATTTGGCACATCAATTTTGAGTTGAGATGTCTGGGTAGCATCGCTCCCCGCATTCAGCACCGCCCCCTGCCCCGCCTGCGCGCCGACCTTGAGCGAGAACTGGTCGTAGAGCTGGGTGGGCGTCATGCCCGTGCGCGAGGCCATCGTGCTGAAGAACGCCGACTGCAGGCGCGCGTAGGCCTCGTTCGCGTCCGACGTGAAGCGCCCCGCCTGGTCGAGCTGGGTCTTGATCGTGTCGCGGACGGTGTCGACCTCGGTCTGCCAGGCGCTCTGGTCCTGTGCCTGCTGCAGGACGCGCTCGGCTTCCTGCTCGATGAATTGCTTGCCTTGTTCTGCGATCTGCGAGGCTTCCGCCAGACTCCAGGCGTTCTCGCTGGTGCGGGCGTTCTGGAGAAAGAGCTCCTCGAGCGGCGTGCCGGGAATGGCGGCGAGCACTTCCCCGAGGGGCAGCTCGACCACGGTGTTCAGCGCAAGCGCGTCCTCCATCTGCGCAGCCGCGGAGGGAAAGCTCTGGGCGATGTCGATCCCCGACTGCGCCAGTACCTCTGCGTCCATGAAGATCGATTCGGTTGCGCCCTCGCGCTGCGCAAGGTCTTGCATAGCGCTGGCAAAGTCCTGCGGGGCGTGCGCCCGCATCTGCACCATCGAGGCCGCGGCAAAGACGTTCTGCAGTTGCCGGGCACTCGCTTCGGCCTGTCCCATCTGGTCAGCCGTGCCGGCAATCTTGTTCAGCGTCGCCACCGCGCCGCCGGTGATAAGGCTCTGCGTGAGCGTTGACACCAGCGTGTCGTAGGCGGCACCAGGTCGCTCGGCAAAGAACTCGGGCCACGTCTTGTCGGGGTTGGCGACGGCGGTGTCGATGGCATCCTGCAGGAAGGTCGCCACCTGCTCGGTCGGCACCTCGCGCGCGATCAGCCCTGCGAGGAACTCGCCGACACCGCGCTTGCCGAGGGAGTCGGTCAGGAATTTGGTCGGGAGGAGCTCGGTCGCGACCTCGACCGCGCCCTCCCCCGTGGCACCGAGGAAACTCTCAAGGGGCGCACCCCCGCGGGTGCGGTATTTGCCGTAGGCCTCGGCTTGGGTCTGCACACCCATCGTCGCCAGCATTGGCGTGGGGCTGCGGGTTGCGATCGATGCGGCAAGGCCGGGCAAGGTGCGGAGCGTGCTCTCCACGCCGCCATAGATCGCACGACCCGTGCGGCTCTCGATGTTGGGCCGCGTGAAGTCTGAGGCGGACTGCGATTGCGCGATCTTGCGCGCGAGATCCGCATCCTCGACGGGATCGGGCTGCACGAGCCCGGCCCATTGCAGGAAGTCCCGCATCTGGCCCTGCATGCCGCGCCGAGCCATCTCCAGCCCCTGGGGCATGGAGGCGGCGAGGCCTCGGGCAATGTTCTCAAAGGTCGGCTCGGGGCCTTTGAATGCTTTGATCGTGCCGTGCACGTCGACCAGTGCCGAGGCGTCTTTCTGCGCTTTGGCAGCAAAGAGCGGGGCGTAGCGGAAGTAGTCCCCGATGAGGGGGTCGACTTCCAGGGCGCGCGCGGTCTCCGCGACCGAGCTCTCGCGCTTCAACTGATCAAAGTTGCGCAGTGCTACATCCGGCGGCAGCCCTGTTGCAAATGCAAGCTGGCTTGCCTGCGAAGCACGAATCGCATCTGTGCCCATGGCGCGGCGGATCTGCGCACGCAGGAGCGCGTCGTCCGTGGCGACCGCTCGGGCGGGGTCAAACGCCCGGGAAGCGTCACCGGCAGAGTCTGTGCTGGGATCGAATTCGTCAGGGGCGTCAACGGGAACGGCGTTGCTCGGATCGAAACTCATTGAACGGTCTCCCAGTTTCCGTTCCCTCGGTAGATCGCGCGCTCTCCCGTTTTCTTGTCCCGGTACTCCTTGCCCACTTCAAACTGACCGTATCCGCCCATTTCTTGTATGCGGTCGGATTTCTCGAGCATGTACCGTGGGGTCTTGTCATTCCAATACGTGCCAAAGTATTCACCGGGCACGACCTTGTTGATCAGCAGGTCGTCCATGATCTTGGCCTTCTCGTCGTAGTTGGGTGCGCGACCCTTTTCCTGCTGGAACCGGGAGATCTCGTCGTAGGCGGCACGCTTGAAATCAAGAAAGTCCGACTCGTCCAGGTCGCCCTTGAACAGGGAGAACATCTGCTCGGTCGTCGCCACCTGAGCCGCCGTGTCAGGTTTGGTCATGTCCTGCTGGAGCTTGACCAGTCGGTCCATGTCCGCCTGCGCAAACGACTCCACAAGCGGGCGCAGATCCACCTGCTTACCCGATGCGATGTCGAGCAGGGTCTGGTTGTAGAGCTTGTCGTCTGTTTTGATCGTGGTGCCCTTGGCCTCGCGATCTGCACGGCTTTCAATCGCATTGGCAAGCTGCGCAGCCTCACGGCCGGGAAGTGCCGCTAGCACACTGGGTGCTACAGTTTGGCGCTGGGCAAAGAGGCCCCACGCTGAGTCCAGCAGTTTTTCCTCGGCCTCGCGCTTCGCCTTCTCCGCATCGGCCTCGCGCTGCTTGGCCTCGATCTCGACGTTGCGCTCCAGGCTCTTGCGCACGGCGCCCTGCTTGCCGGCATCGATCTCGTCGATGTTCGCAGTGAAGTACGCCAGGCCCTCCTCGGCAGAGAGGTTATCGATCTGGGCCATGTGCATATCGGACACGTAGCCTGCCACGCGCGCCTGCACCTGCTCGGTGGTCCAGCCCTTGCGGGCACCGACGACGGCGACCTTCTCGCGCACCTGGTCCTTGGTAGTGGCGATGTCGCCGTTGGTGACCCCGAACTGGATCGTCGTTGCGATGTCCGCGTTCGCCACCTCGTCGGCGTGGCGCTCGCGCTCGGCCGAAGTGAAGCCCAGCACGGACGCTTCGGCCTGCACGCGCTTTTGCTGGAGCGAGCGTCCGATCAGCGCACGCGCGCGGGGCGAGAGATCCTTGCCGTAGGTCTCGGCGGCGGTGTTCCACCAGTCGGTGGCGGACTTCTGGTAGGCATCGACATTCTCTCCGCGGCCTTGGGCGCGAGCTTCGCTGTCCCACTTCAACCAGTCCGAGGTGACGCGGCTCTCGACGTCATAGGCCTCGGTCTGCGCTTTGCGCTCTTGATAGAGGTCGATGCCCTCGCCCAGATTGGCCAGGCCCTGCCCGATCGCGCGGGTGCCGGAGGACACATCGAGCGGGCGCGCCGTCGGGGTGCGCAGCGGTGCCGTGGCGAGCTGCGGGCCGTCGTAGACCGGAACCTGCGGCATGGATCAGCCCCCGTACCCGTTCAAGTACCAGTTGGAGTTTTTGCCGAGGGCGTTCTTGGGAGCCCCTGCGGAACTGCCTGACGCCGAGCTGGGCGTCCACTTGCTGGCGACCTGCCCCGCCCCCGAGAGAAGCGTGCCGGCAGCGCCC